CTTCTTAACTACGCATTTTAAAGAGTATGTCTACCCTTTAAAACACACCCACCTAGTAGGTACTAGGATGTGTTGCTGATGTTTGTCAGCCCCTCGGCAGTCGTAAATATCTCTGATAAGAAGATATACGGCGACTTCCGACCATCTGCTCTAACTCTACGGGTCCTATAGCGATTCGTCACTATAGAACGAGAGGAGGTCGTGAGACCGTCTCTCGGACTCGTAGAGCCCTCGCAGGTATCAAGCCATAGCAAATAACCGCCTTCAGAGTTATCACGGTTAACCGTGATAGCGACGAGCTCCCGAGACGGGATATCGTAAGACTGAAGCTGATTATTCGTGTCTGGATTGGTACCACCCCTCAATTCACTCGGAACCAACGCTCGAAGGAACACCCAAAGGTGCTCCAGCGTCGGATCCAGACACCCCCCATCGGGGGTAATCTGGCTCCACTTACGGACTTGATTCGCCAACGTTATGACGTCTCTAACCGTAGTAAGTGGTTTACGAATGTAGAAAGGAGATATATCATACCCATCTGAATAATGACCACCACAGGATTCCCGAAAGGGACCCTTGTGGAAGCTTTTCGTCAGGTTGACGGAGAAACCCAAGACACCTAAGACCCATGATAGGTCTTCGAATATCGAGGATTCGACAATGATGTCGTCTCCGTAAACAGATATGATACCACTGAACCCAGTTAGGTCACGTACACTCCGAGCGATTGCCCAAAATATCAGGCTTTCGAGTTCAAAAGTGAAACCGTTACCCATACTGGAGAACATGTGATTTTCATGCCATTCCCCATCTATTAACGTGTGGGGTGATCGTATATCCGCCAAGAAGGCGAACCATAGATCGGGCAGAAAAGCTGAGACAAGCTCAATCGAGAGGCTATCGCTAGCACTCGATAAGTCAATTGTGGCTAACGAACCGTCGATAGACCCTATACGGGCCAACCGCTGGTTGATGGATTGATCATTAAGGTCAATCCCCACTCGTCTCAATCTCCTACGGATGAAGTTACCAACACCCTTTTGGAGATACATATTAAGATCGGGTTCCTTCGCAGCAACTCGATCAATTTCAGTGGTCTTGGGGACTGTGAATAGCATATTCCCTTGGATTGGAACAAATTCCAACCTGTCGGAAAATGCCATCCACGCGGGTGCTTCTTGACGTATAGTCTCGAACCACTTCTCCGCGGCAGATGTTATTCCTGCTTTCCCGAGGTACTTTTGAGCCGGATGGCTCTCAGTACGCGACTTTGTCGTTGTAGCACCTCCACTAAACCCCCCGAAGAGGGCAGTGAGAGGAACTGTATCACCAAGAATCTTGGCAATAAGACGCTGAGCATGAGTCCTAAAGACGTGCCAGGTTACTCGCGGAAGTATATTGTATTCTTCCGACATGATGAGTAGTCTGTCATTTGTCGCCTCGTTCTCACGTTCGACCGAAAGCCATTTTGAAATGGCTCTCGTACGACGGACGTCTGCCGGGTCCGTATCAGAAGATACGAACTTGGTCAGGAATACTTCCTTGAGGTACGACAGTTTCCTGTCGCCCCTGTCGGGGGTTTCCTGGATCAAACGGATCACGTCGTTCGTCACGGTCTCGGGTACCGAGTGATTGCTGTCTTTCAGACAGGACAACCGCGGTCGGCGGGTATGCTTCTTTCGAGTAAGCATATCTATCTCCAGTCATGGTTGATAGAAACAACACTGCGAGTGCAAATGTTGCCATCACGATCATTGCGGCCAGGAAGAATCCTAGCGATAAGAGAGGGGATGAACCCCCCCGAACCACTAGTAGACGCCCTGGAGTTTAACGAACGCGTCATTGACGAGCGTCTTGGATGAGTCCAAGGCGGACGCCAACATGCCGACAAGATCTTTTCGCTCCTGTTCGGTGGAAGTTCCATCGAACGTGAGCTGGAGATCGGCATACGCTGTCCGGACGACCTTTGGGGTATCTACCCCATTGATTGTTTCGGTCTGGACGACAGGGAGTTGCATTTTCAGCACCCCCTTGTAACGCCCAGACGTTGTCCGGTTCAACGCAACCTGTACACGGTTTTCACCAACGGGAACACCCGAGGTTTCAACCACAGTTCCAAGCCCAGAGACGATGTCCCTGGGAGTGAAGGTGTGATTGACAGGCGTCGCGGCCCGGTCTGTGAGGACCAGGTTCTGTAGTGCTGGCATATATTATTGCCTCTCTATAGCATGAGCGGAATTGCTCACGCGAAGTATCATCGAAACATTCGCTGTAAGGCGAGTGCTAACGATGAAAATCCGTGTCCAGGAGTGAATGGCGACGTTACGTAAAGCCCTGGTTTGGGCCATTCCGCATACATCTTTCGATAGAGACTAAACACACGGTAGTTAGTCTCCGCCGGAGTAAACTCCGTCGATCCAAATTCCGGAAGGAGTCTGGAGTACAATTCACCGTCAAAGTGAAAGGTACAAGAGCCGCCAACGAAGTCCAATCCCAGCGGAGGAGTCATCGCGTCCAGGATATCGCCAATTGGTATAAACCAATCGACGACAAAACTGTACGGGACAAGTTCCCACGCTAAGGATAACGGATTGGACAGACCGATCCGGTCTGGTAGCCTAGCCTGGTTAGAGTTAATTTTACCAGTTAAAGCTAGGCGACCTCGGATGTTGATGTTACCCTTGCGATCGTACCCACTCTTGGGTAGTAACCGTGGGGTCTTCACCGTTGTCCGAGTCTGAGCAGTCATAAGCAATGCAGGCTTGCATTGCTGTTTGAGCAACTCAGATAGACCATATATATCACTCATAAGAGGTTTCCACCCGTATTTGTATTGCAGAAATAAATCTGCGCCACGACGGGCTAGGCCTCTCTTATCGCTCAGGTGCCGTAAAGCACCCGCGGCATCGCCGCGCTTGACAGCGTATAAGGCACGTGCGAGGTTACCTACTTCGCGCGTCAATGAGTAATAAGTCTTCCCAGCCTCGGCAAGGTCCTCGCCGAGAGAAGCCTTCCGATCCTTGAGTTTCTTGATCACTTTCGTGATCGCCTCACTCTCAAGATCGGACGGCCAGGGAACACCACCTGCAACAGCGTATCGAGATTCCTCGAAGTCCCAACTGAACAGCCACTCGCGATTTAATACCTCGCGAGTGTACGTCCAGAAAGGACCTGATGAGAAGTGACTTCCCATCAGATGGGTTATCTCAGATACATTACGATAGTAGTTACTTGGATCTCTCCAAGTAGGGCCGACATCAGTTAATTGACGTTGAACGTTATTTGACTGAAGTCCGCGATTACAAGTATGCACTGGGACGCCATATTCATACTCAACCCAATCCCTTGAATCCTCTGGATACTTGGAATTGAGATAAGAATGATGTTTGGCAAAGTTCTCAGAGAACTGGTGATCGCCGAAGGTATTATCCCTGGCCGGTACTGCCATCGTAACTAACTCCTGTTGCAAAGAGACCCACACTCTTTAAAATGTGAGCCTTAGTCCACAGGATTAGTGGACTGAGGACCCTCACCCGC